TGCTAGCTGTGTCCTTGTTGATAGCGATGACACCCTCGATAGTATCTTTACTAGTGATATGGCTATTGGCAGATACGTTGCACAAAGGGCGGGCATCGGTATCAACGCAGGTAGAATCCGTGCTCTCAACAGCAAAATTAGAGGGGGCGAAGTGGCTCACACTGGAGTTATACCGTTTCTCAAAAAGTTTGAAGCAACTGTCCGTTGCTGTACGCAAAATGGTATACGAGGAGGAAGCGCGACAGTCCACTTCCCAATCTGGCACAGGGAAATCGAAGACATCTTAGTATTAAAAAATAACAAAGGAACTGAAGATAATCGCGTTCGTAAGTTAGACTACAGTATTCAAATCAGCAAACTGTTCTATGAACGATTCATCACCAATCAAGAAATCTCCCTCTTCTCTCCACACGACGTTCCAGGTTTGTCTGATGCTTTTGGTCTTGCTGGATTTGATGAGTTATACAATGTTTACGAACGAGATACTTCTATTCCAAGAAAAACTATTGGCGCTCAAGAACTATTTCTTTCACTCTTGAAGGAGAGAGCAGAGACTGGTCGTATCTATATCATGAATATTGACCACTGTAACGAGCACTCTTCTTTCAAGGACAAAATTTGGATGAGTAACCTCTGCCAAGAGATTACACTGCCCACCAATCCTTTACAGCACATTGATGATATCAGTGGTGAGATTGCCCTGTGCATTTTGTCTGCTGTCAACGTAGGTAAGATTAAGCACCTCGATGACCTTGAAGAACTCTGTGACCTCTCTGTGAGGGCGCTGGACGAATTGATTGACTACCAAGAGTATCCTGTGGTTGCTGCTGAAGCATCCACCCGTAACCGCCGCTCGCTGGGCATTGGTTACATCGGTCTTGCTCACTGGTTAGCTCGTCATCAGGTTAAGTATTCTGATGGTGCTGCTGCTCATCTTGTGCATGGTCTGACTGAAGCATTCCAGTATTATCTACTGAAGGCTTCTAATCAACTTGCTATCGAGAAAGGTAAGTGTGGTTATTTTGACCGCACTAAATATGCCGATGGGATTCTTCCCATTGACACCTACAAGAAAGATGTAGACGAAATCGTACCACACGTTCTTCACTATGATTGGGAATCTCTTAGGGAATCTATCAAGCGTCACGGTCTTAGGAACTCAACACTGTCCGCACAAATGCCTTCAGAGAGCAGTTCCGTTGTGTCAAATGAGACAAACGGAATCGAACCTCCCCGTGCCTTCCTGTCCGTTAAGAAATCCAAGAAAGGGGTTCTTAAGCAGATTGTCCCCCAGTATCAAAGCCTTAAGAATGCTTATACGCTTCTGTGGGATATGCCTGACAATACTGGTTATATCAATATTGTTGCTGTTATGCAAAAGTTCTTTGATCAAGCAATCTCGGGTAACTGGTCGTATAATCCAGAGCATTATGCCGATAATGAAGTACCTGTGTCGGTAATGGCACAAGACTTACTCAACACATATAAGTATGGATGGAAGACATCTTATTATCAGAACACATATGATATTAAGAAAGATGATGCTGATGATGACGAGAAGAAAAAATCAGTAGAAAGTTTACTTAATTCAATTCTAGAAGGAGCACAGGAGGAAGAAGATTGTGACAGTTGCAAAATTTAAATTAAACGAGACCACCCCTTCCATTGAGGGAATGACTGTTTTTAATACAAAACATGTAGATGTAAAGAAGCAACCAATGTTTTTTGGTGCTCCACTAGGCATTCAAAGATATGATACTTATAAGTATCCTATCTTCGATAAGCTAACTCAACAGCAACTTGGATACTTCTGGAGACCTGAAGAGGTCTCTCTTCAGAAAGATCGTGCTGACTATGCCACTCTCCGCCCAGAGCAGAAACATATCTATACTTCTAATCTTAAGTATCAGATTATGCTTGACTCTGTGCAGGGTCGTGGTCCTGGTATGGCATTCATTCCCTACTGCTCTCTCCCAGAATTAGAGTCAGCGATGACTATCTGGGAGACGATGGAGATGATTCATTCCCGCTCTTATACATATATTATAAAGAATATCTATTCTGATCCATCAGAAGTATTTGATACTATCCTTGATGATCAGAATATCCTTGAAAGAGCGAAGAGTGTTACTGAGGCATACGATGAATTCATCCAAGCCGCACAAGATTATTCTTCTGGTAATCAGTGGCGACATCAATTAGAAGGTGTACCTGCCGCTCAAGAAACTCTATATGAGTTGAAGCGTAAACTCTATCGTGCTGTAGTTAATGTCAACATTCTAGAGGGAATTAGATTCTATGTTTCGTTCGCGTGCTCGTTCGCTTTTGGCGAACTTAAACTTATGGAGGGATCCGCTAAAATTATCTCTCTCATCGCCAGAGACGAAAGCCAACATCTTGTCCTTACGCAAAACATTATTAAAAATTGGCTTAATGGAGATGACCCAGAAATGCTCCAGATTTCTAAAGAAGAAGAAGCATGGACAGTAGAGCAGTTTAAGAAAACTGTTGATGAAGAGAAAGCATGGGCGCAGTATCTATTCAAGGATGGCAGCATCATTGGATTGAATGATAAGTTGCTCAACTCTTACGTTGAGTATATTGCTAATCGTCGTATGAGAGCGATTGGTTTGAAGCCTGTGTTTGATACTCCTATGTCAAACAATCCACTGCCATGGACTCAGCATTGGTTATCATCTAAGGGTCTGCAAGTTGCACCACAGGAGACTGAGGTAGAGTCCTATGTCATTGGAGGTATTAAACAGGATGTTAAGAAAGATACTTTCGCTGGTTTCAAACTTTGAAAAAGTATTTAAGAAAAAAGAATATAGAAAAGTTGCTCAAAGTGAAAGAGCAACTGGAGAAGGAAGGTCCAAAGAGTCTGTCACAGGCATACATGCTCGCAGCACTCAAACGAAGATTCCCGACCCATGGTACAACTGAATAGATAAATACCTCCATCTGGAGGTTTTTTATTATGAATCCAAGTTCGGCAAAAGCAAAGGGTCGCCGTCTACAACAGTGGGTAAGAGATAAATTGATTGAGATGCTTGAAGTTCACCCCGAAGATATCGAATCCCGTAGCATGGGAGCAGGTGGAGAAGACCTTATCATGGCTCGTGCTGCAAGGTTAAAGTTTCCCCATAGTATTGAGTGCAAAAATGTGGAGAAGCTAAATATATGGGATGCCTATGAGCAGGCATCTGCCAACTCTGGTGACTATGAACCTCTCGTCGTTATTAAAAAGAATGGTAAGAAACCACTAGCAGTGGTAGACGCAGAGTATTTCATTAGTTTATTCGGAGAGAAAAATGACTCTAGATCTTCATAACTTTTTTAAATTTTATGATGAGAAAAATGATAATCATGTGGCGGCAGTACAATGGTTAGAAGATAACCTTCCCGCTAATTTTTTAGATGACGCAGAGACAGAATGGATTGGTATTTACAGAACAAAACCACCAACACCAGAAGTACTCGCTGTCCCATACTTCAACCAAGTAGATAACTACAGAGATGCACATAGAACTTGCAACAGTTCATCGTGCGCTATGTGCCTTGCTTTCCTCAAGCCAGGTAGCATCAAAGGCGACGATGAATATGTCAAGAAAGTATTTGCGATTGGCGACACTACTGACCATGCGGTACAGACGAAAGTTCTCGCAGGTTATGGTGTTAAGTCACACTTTAGTTACAATCTTTCTTTTGCTGACATTGATAAGAGTCTTGATGCTGGGAAACCTGTTGTTATTGGTATTCTGCATCGCGGTCCTCTATCTGCACCTACTGGTGGGCACATGGTTGTAGTTATTGGTAAGACCCCAGATGGTAAAGGTTATTACTGTAACGATCCATATGGTTCGTGTAATGATAACTACACTGGTCCAGTAACAAATGGTAAGAAGACCATTTATACAAAAGCAATGCTTAAGCATCGTTGGTGCCCAGGAGGTAATGATGGATGGGGAAGGATCTTTGACTGAGTTTAAAAAGAAAATTCTGGAAGAAGTGAAAAAACTCACAAATCACGGTAGACATAAAGAAGCAAGCGAATTGTTTAACATATACTTTCCAAATATCGGAGGCAACAATGGCAAGAATTGATTTACACAACTTTTTTAAATTTTACGACGAAAAAAATCCTAACCATGTGAAAGCAGTTCAGTGGTTAGAAGATAATCTTCCAGTAAAATATTTGGAAGATAATATTGATTGGGCAGAGATTTATAGAGGAAAAAAGACTAGTGCTGGATCAGCCCCTGCTGCTCCAGCTGCATCCACATCAGTAAGTGGTGATGATATGCCTATGATGGGTATTAAGTTGATCAAAGAGTTTGAAGGATGCAGACTAAATGCATATCCAGATCCTCTCTCGGGTGGTCTGCCAATCACTATTGGTTGGGGTTGTACCCGTAAAAAGGATGGTTCACCATTCCATATGGGCGATAGCATCACTCAGGCAGAAGCAGATGAACTTCTGATTGACGAATGCCGTAAACATTTTCTGCCAGCACTTCGTAAGATTCCTCATTGGAATGAGATGTCTGATGGTAAAAGAGGTGCCCTACTTTCTTTTGCCTATAATCTTGGTGCTGGTTTTTATGGCGGCGAAAATTTTAATACTATAACACGTACATTAAAAAATAAAGAATGGGATAAGGTGCCAGATGCGCTTTACCTCTACAGAAATCCTGGTTCAAATGTAGAAGCAGGACTAGCACGTAGAAGAAAAGCAGAAGGTGAAGCTTGGAAAAAAAGTTAACCTCACGTTAAAGGACAATGAACGAAAACAAAAAGGAAAAATGTATGAGCACAATTATTAGGATTAGTGTTTTGAGTTGGAGTGCTGCTCTTCTCACTGCTAGTTATGCTGGTCTACTCGCTAAGATGGACCCTACATTTATTGCTACAGTATTCACTGCTGCTGCAGCAACCTTTGGAGTTGACACATTGAAGAAGGGAGAGGATAAAGAAGATGCCGATAAATCAAATAGGAGGGATCCCGAACCAGAGTTCGTCATCGATACCCCAGCTCCAACAGAGCCAACTATCGCCAGTGAATCAACCTCAGGTTGCCCAAACTGTGATCCAGGGGATACCCCAGACTACAGTAGAGCAGCTGCCCGCCCAGAAGTTTAATATACCCGTAACGCAAGGTTTGGCGCTTCCTATATTTGAAGCGCCAAATACTTCTGTTCAGTATCCTGTGATTAATGTGCCAACACAGGAAGAATTTGATGCGGCTGTACAAGCAGAAAGAGAAAAAGAACAAGAAGAAAAAAAAGAGAAGTCCAGAGGACTTCCCGATAGTAAACCTGTATTACCACAGGTGCAAATTCCTGTACAAAATACACAGGATAATCGGAATGTTTCCGATCAACCTATTCAAAATAGTAATCTAGGGGTGCCTGTTATTGAAGTCCCCATCATCGGACAAGTCCCAGTCCCACCTAAAGAACAAGTTATACTTGCTGGCACCACTGCTACTGCTTCTGTTGCTGCGGCTCTTATTGGCAAATCTTTGGTGGAATGGATGGTAAAGAAAATGAAACCAATAGTTGAACAGATATTTGTAAGGGGCAAGAAACTACTTAGTAAGGATCTCACCCCATATGAAACTCAGGTTTATTTTGCTTTTGAAAAATCCGCTTCTCTCAAGAAGGTCAACAAGTTACTCAAGAAAGAACAGAAGAAAGAAAAGAAAGAACAATATAAAAAGTTTCACTCGAAGTGATTACTTCTTACGCTTAGATTCTAACTCAGCAAAGTTTTTAACTTTTGTGCCACCATCATATTCCCAAGCATATCCTTCGACAACCATCTGATTATTGATTGAAGTTGTCTCGCCATTGATAAACAGATGACCGATGATACGACCATACTTCTCAGTGCTATCAGGTAGTTCTGTTTTAATTAGAATATCTTTAGCACCTTCTAGTCTGTGCTTGAGCCATTCTTTGACTTCAAGCCCGAGTGCTTTTTCTTTTGTGTCTGTCGTTCTACTCTCTGGGGTATCAATACCCGCCAAACGTATTCGTTTAGTAAGACTAATATCAAACCCCAGATCAATGTCAGCATCAATGGTGTCGCCATCTACTACTTTGTGAACTGAACGTATTCTATAGATATAAGGATCTTTGTCAGCCATTCTTCAAAATAGTTTAAACTTCTCAGTATTTAGTTTAGGAATAGGTAGTTTTTCAAATGCTTTTGATACTTGCTTCTCTACAACAGCACCAACAAACTCTTCTGGATTGTCTAGAATCTTCTGTGCTTTTTGATATGTCACATAAGCACCATAGCATAGTGCTCCACTGATTGCTAAACTTGTAACTGATAACGCTAATGCTAAATGTTTCATTCTGATACCCCCATTGCTGTGATTGCATCTACGTACACGCCAGTTCTATCTGACTTTGTTACTGCTTCTTCTGCAGTTTCAAATCTCATTGCTTTTGAAATGTCTCCTGTCCACTTGGGAGAATCGTTTTCGTTGTCTTGAAAGTAAAGGCAATCACCACCAAAGACTTCTCTTGCCGCGATGTATTTCATTCGTTCCACCATCCCTCTTCTTTATGTATCCAAACTTTCAAATCTTTTACATATTTTCTTAATGTTTCTGCTTGTGATAAATGCCAGTCATCTCCTGTTTTAATGTGTTGCCTCATGTGTTCATCAATCGCATCAAGGCATTTTTTAATTACAGGATTCCAAGGTTCACGAATAGGAGTATTCCATTCTCTTGGCATAATACCTCACTTTTTCTTTCCGCCATTCTTTGCTTTCTTGGCAGTAGCATTACCTTGATTTTGTTTAGGTTTCTTGGCTGCTTTATTACTGCCCTTGTTTTTTGATTTGGACATTATTCTGTGGCGCAGATAACGTAGTATTTATCTGAGGATATCTAACAACTACATCAGAACATATCCTAGCGTAAGGAGAATCGGGGTGAAATGTTACACCAGATTTAATTGCTTCGCCACACTTCAATAATCTTACAAGTTCAAAGTCAAGTCTTGCCTTGTCTGTTTCTGCTTTTTGTCTTTGTATTTCAATCGCTGCTCTTTCTTTACACAGCTCCATCAAACTGCCATCTAAAGGAATGTTTAATCCAGCAGAGATACCATAGTTATTGTTACGAGATGCAAATGATTCTGGGTCGTCACTTTCGTTACCACTTTTTAAAGCGAAGGGAGACACGGAGAACGTTGCTCCCTGGCAACTAACCCCTCCACCGTAGGTATTAACTGCGTATGGCCCCTGTAATACTTGCACCGCCTGATTAGTGACGTTTCCAGTAGCACTAGCAGAAGGGCCAGCAATGTTAGTGTTAGAAGGTGCGGGAGCAGTTTGTGCATGTGCTACACCTCCTAGTGATACTACTGCGTAAAGACAGAGATTGATGTAGTGGTTGATTGAGTTTCTGTGGTACGATCTATCCATGTTTCTTTTGCCACTCCAGGTCCGAGATAAGTTTCCGAGAACTGGAATGGAGCACCTTGAGTCATGATACTATAGTTTGCTCCCTGTTGGGGAGTGACAGGAATGTTAATATTAGTTCCAGTTACAGTATATGATGTGCCAGTTGTATATTCAACTTGACGAATTGATTCTATTATTTTTGTAGTTGATTCTGTGGTTGCATTAATTGTGCCCCTAGTAAAATTAGGCACAACACTTTCAGCTAGGGCAGGACAAGAAAACCCTAGCAGGAACAACCCTGCTAGGATACTTCTCATTTGAATACGCTCAACTCAATGGTTCTTTGTCCTGTTGCTGTAGTACCAGCACCACCAGCAGTTACAGTAGGAATACTAGTAGGTGATAATGTACCAGCGAGAGAACCTTTGTCCCCTGCTAACTGAGTAACACTATCCCCATAAAGGTTGGGAGAAGCAATAACTCCACCACTGACCGACTGAGTGGTGACTGGTGTATCAGCAGCATTGAAAGTTTCTGAGAAACTGAATGCTTGACCTGCTGTATTGATGTTGTAACTTCCAGCACCACCTACACCACCGAATGAAGTTGCTTGAACATTTGTGCCAGAAGCAGAATATGATGCTCCAATTCTAGTTGATTGAACCGCTGCGCCCTGTACACCTAATTGAACCGAATCAGTAATCTTTGAAGTAATTTCAGCAGCACTTACAGGAGTGATTAAGAATAACGAAGAGATTAGAAGTAATCTTTTCATTGTTCTTTTTTGGTATTAAAAACGACCATCTATATTTATGAAACTTGACACGCAAATAAATACGTGATATTATGTTACGACCCGATACCAAGCGTGTCGGGTTTCACATTATGAGAAGGTGATGTGACAATTAGAGCCGTGGGCACTGCCCCTGAGAAGGGGAAACTCTCCTTTGCCTATACGGATGTAGAGTTCAATCAAAGTTAATGCAACAATTCCTTACAGTAGCCCTGCCTCTCGTGGCAACGGTTACAACCACAACGGCAACGATGCCTAGCGTGTTTCCTCCTCCACCTGTGAGTGGTCCCCCACCATTTTCTATCATTCAAGAGGAGCCTACATTAAAGACAGCGACCAAAATGGTTGCTCCCGAAAAACCTAAAGAGACAAGGTTAATTTGTAAAGGGTGTAATACAAATGAAAATGAAGCCCTGAAATATTTTCAGGACATTGGAGTTAAAGACAGAAACGCCCTTGCTACTATCATGGGCAACATTAAGCAAGAATCCACATTCGTGCCTAATGTTTGTGAAGGTGGTAGCATCAGGTCTTATTCATCCTGTTGGGGTGGATATGGTCTGATTCAATGGACATCTGCCAACCGTTATTATGGATTGGGTGATTTTGCCAGAAAGTTTGGTGGTTCGCCATCATCCTTATACACGCAACTTCGTTATCTCACAAACGAAATCCAGTGGCAAAAGATTGAGGAGAAGATGAAAACTCCTGGTAAATCAATCTATAGTTACATGGACTATGCGTATGATTGGATTGGTTGGGGTCATCATGGCGCCCGCACAGAGTATGCGTATGATTATGCATCCCGACTGGTCAAGGTAGAAGTTTGAACAACTGAATAAATATGGGGGAGTGCTGCAGACCTCCCCTATATGCCTCAGTTTAACTTTCAGTTTGGAAACAAACGACCAGATAAAAAACAAATCATTGTATTAAGTATTGTAGTATCATCTATTATTGCAGCACTCACCCAATGCACAGGAATCTCTGATGACAAATGGTGGGATTTAATAGATGAGATAAGTAGAAAGTATCCTTCAGTATTAAAAGAGTTGATACTCTTAGACCCCAAGAAAGTAGAAAGAAGAGTAGAACGTGACGTAGGTAAAGCAGTAGACGATTACTGGAAACAAACAGGATACAAAAAAGCAGAAGTATACAAACCTCGCTATATAGAAGAGGAAAACAACGAATCGTTATGTTACACTAATGAATGTAAATCTCTCGCTCCTCCAATGAGACTCTGTGCTCCATGGCTTGACAACTGCCCCAAGCAGTGATATAATACTTCCATACATGACTCAGTAGCTCAGTGGATAGAGCAACTGCCTTCTAAGCAGTCGGTCGTTGGTTCGACCCCAACCTGAGTCGCCAGGGAGATTGGCGCAGTGGTAGCGCAGCTGCTTTACACGCAGACGGTCGTTGGTTCGAATCCGACATTTCCCATATAAACTATGAATACATATTATATCTCTCTAATATTACTCTGTGCGTTGATTTACATTGTCTGGCAAGACCCAAATGTGCCAGAATATATCAACCTCAGAATAAAACTTCTTCACATTAACTTTATTCGGTGGAGAATGGCAAAAAATATGAAACGAGAACTTGATAGAGAAGCAAAAAAAATGCAAAAAGAAATGATGGAATGGTTAAAAGAAAATGGCAAGGATAAGATGTAACGCTTGCGGAACAGAGTTAGAAGTTTACCAAGCAAATAAAAGTAAAGCGTGTGGATGTGACAACCACACTATGATACGATTGGATAGAAATGGTCTACCGATTATCACTGGTAATAACCTGTCGTTAGTTACTGGAATTGATGGTGTCGGAAAACCGAAAGAAAAAAAGCTTGACATTCAATCTACACCAGAGTATACTAAAAGAATACCAAGAAAATTGGATTTTGAAATTCGTTGATTGGTATAAATAAGATAGAATAAACGTATTGTTTAATTAAAAGATATGGCTTATCTAATTAAAGTAGGTGCAAAACCAACTTACTGGTCAGGAAAAGAAGATGCGGTTTGGGTAGACCAGGCTGCTGAAGCAAAACAGTATGCTACTAAAAAAGAAGCAGAAAAGGATCTCAAAGAAGTTGCTGAAGCATGGGGTTATACTACTCTTGAAGCAGTTAAGTCTGACGACGCACCTTCAGCGGAGCGTCCTGCTGTTGAAGAACAAGCACCAGTAGTCGATGAATCGTTGTCGGCAGAAGAACTAAGAGCTCTTAATTCTTGATTAGTTGAGGATTTATTATGTCATATATTGTTCGTGTAGTTGGTTACAATGCATATTGGACTGGTGATACAGAACCAGGAAAATTGTGGTCAACTAATATTGAAGAAGCTCAACAATTTGATAACAAAGAAGACCCGCAGAAAATTGTTGACAGTGGGAATAACATGGAAGTGGCAGAATATTCTTCTGCCCTTCCTGATGTTGTTGAATTGAGATCAATTCCCGATTGGGATGCAGTTGATAAAAAGGTTGCAGAAATAGAAGAAAGAAAAAAACAAACATCAATACCTTTATCAGATTTTGAAACAATTTCTGAAGAAGTTAAAGAAGTTGATGTAGAAGTATTAGATTGATTGGAAGATTGGCCGAGCGGTTTAAGGCAGCGGTTTGCTAAACCGCCGAATGGGATTAACCATTCCGATGGTTCGAATCCATCATCTTCCGTTAACCTTCTCTTAGTTGACATATTCTAAAGAGAATGTTAAAATACCTGAGCCTCAACAAGAGGCATGTCGTTTAGTAAAAATTTTATGAAACTCAAACAACTGATGTTCGCGCCCGTTGCTGTGAGTATGATTGCTCCTGCTGTTGCAAATGCAGCAGATCTTAACATAACAGCAGTCAATCAATACTCTCAAGATCAGGTTACGAGCATTACACAACTCTCTGATGTTAAGCCTACTGACTGGGCATATCAGGCACTCACCAACCTCGTAGACCGATATGGTTGCGTTGCTGGTTATCCTAACGGCACCTATGGTGGCGGCAAAGCAATGACTCGTTTTGAGGCAGCAGCTCTTCTGAATGCTTGCCTTGATCGTGTAACCGAAACTACCGATGAACTCAAGCGTCTTCTTGCTGAGTTTGATAAAGAACTCTCTGTTATCACTGCTCGTGTTGATGGACTTGAGAATAAAGTTGGTCAATTGCAAGCAACTCAGTTTTCCACCACTACTAAACTGAAGGGTGAAGCAAACTTTGTTATTGGTGGAGTTCCTGGTGCTAAAACCACCGCTGGTGCTAACGTTGGCAATACTGCTTTCAACTACGATCTTCGTTTAAATTTTGACACTTCGTTCACTGGCAAAGATTTGCTTCGTACTCGTCTTCGTTCTGGTAACTTCAGTGCTCAACCTTTCGGAAGTTCTTCTTCTATTCTGAAACTGGATAAAGCAGAAACTTATGAAAACCAAGTAACCCTTGACCGTTTGTACTATAGTTTTCCAGCACTTGCTAAGGGTGTAACTCTTACTGCTGGTCCTCTGGTTCGTAACACTGAGATGGCATGGATTCCTTCTGCTTATCGCTCAGAAATCCTTGACTTCTTTGCTGTTGCTGGTGCTCCTGGTGTCTATAACAAGGCAACTGGTGCTGGTTTCGGTGCTCAGTATGTTCAACCTGGAACTAAGGGTATTGTCGCTGGTGTAAACTACGTTGCTCAGAATGGCGACAACAGTGATACTGGTGTATTCAATGCTGCTGGTGCTCTGAACACCATGGCTCAGATTGGTTACCGTGCGCCTCAGTATGGTATCGCTTTCGGTTACCGTTATGGCACACAGGGATCTCGCGTCCGCACCTTCAACGGTCTTCTGGGTGCTTCTGGTGCTCTTGCTGCTGGTCAAAGCTCCAATGGTTATGCTATCAACGCTTACTGGCAACCTAAGACCTCTGGTATTATTCCTTCTGTGAGCGGTGCTTATGGTTGGAACACTGTGAGTGGTCCTTCTACTCCTGCTGGTGCTACCAACTCTCAGACATGGTTTGCTGGTCTTCAGTGGAGCGATGTATTTGCTAAGGGTAATGGTGCTGGTGTTGCCTATGGTCAACCTGGCAATGCTGCTGGTCTCAGCGAGAAAGCTAGCCTACTTGAAATCTTCTACAAGTACAAAGTATCTGATAACATTAGTATCACTCCTGCTATCATCTACGTTGCTAACAACCAAGCATTCCAAAATGCTTCCTCTAACTGGGGTGGCGTGATTCAAACGAAGTTTACCTTCTGATGAATCAGGGGGGTTGACAGACCCCCCGACCTCCTATATAATATGGAGGTCAACAAATGGAAGTGTGTCCGAGTGGTTGAAGGAACTTGTCTTGAAAACAAGCATGGTGAAAGCCATCGTGGGTTCGAATCCTACCACTTCCGTTGGTACTCGTTATGCAGATAGCATAGAAGGAGACCAACTTCTACTACGGGTATCTTCCGTAGAGTCGTAGATAGAGGGTAAGTCACTGTTATATCCTTGAGGTATATCACACTTACTCCATCAACGGGGCGTAGCGCAGCGGTAGCGCGTCTGTTTTGGGAACAGAAAGTCGCAGGTTCGATCCCTGCCGCCCCGATTCTTCTTTTAGGAGAGATTAATGATTTCGCAATTAGTTATTTACACACGAGATAACTGTGAGTATTGTCGTAAACTCAAGGTAATCCTTGATAGTTTTACGGTTAAATACATACAATTTAAATTAGAAGAAGATTTTTCACGAGAAGAGTTTTATACTATTTTTGGTGAAGGAGCAACTTTCCCTCAGACATCTATTGATGGTCAACGTATGGGTGGATGCACAGAAACTATTGAATATCTTACTAGCATTGGTTGCCTACAAGAAGAAAAAGACATGGAGTGTGTGATATGAGGGGAATTAGCTTAGTTGGTAGAGCGCCTGCTTTGCAAGCAGGAGGTCAGCGGTTCGAGTCCGCTATTCTCCATTTAATACATGCTGGTTTAGCAATCTGGTGAATGCAATCGACTCATAATCGATGGGAGGCGAGTTCGATCCTCGCAACCAGCACTATGGGGGTGTAGCTCAATTGGCAGAGCGGAAAGCTTATACCTTTCGTATACGGCAGATTACCGTGCGGTTGGGGGTTCGAGTCCCTCCGCCCCTATATACAATAAACAAAGGAGGTCAAATGTCTTATCAACATCAAACAGATTTTGAATATCACCTATTTGACTTCGGTAAAAAAGTAGAATACATTATTGCTGCTGAGATGGCAGGTAAAGAAGATGCTAACGAAGCATATAAAAAAATCAAACATTTATTTGAAGATCTTAAAAAATTTCGCAAACAAGAAAAGAAACAAGACCATCCATTAGATTACGACCAAATCCCTGAGAGGTATTGATTATGTTGTCACAAGGATTAACAGGAATTGAAGAGGAAGAGCCTGGATTTGAGATTACTCATCTCTCATTTAGAAAGAGAAGGTCTAATAATATGTGTGGTGGTCCTGTAGATTATTACATCGGCAACATTGTGTTCCGTTTGACTAACGAATCTGCGAAAGGTCGCATGGAATACATTCTGAAAGAAAATGAAAGAGTTCGTGTAGCACCAGATGAAGAGTTACATGACAAGTATTACGATGGTCTGCACTTTAAGTTCGCACCAAAAGAAGAAAGAGATGAGGATGGAGAAAAGTTTTATCCATTAGATATCATCAACAAAGAAGGTATCAAAGATGAAGATGTATTCATCTATGCTTACCGTCGTAACATGGATCCATTACATGACTTCATTGAATACATTGAAAAGTTTGATTGTTACCGAATGCACGAATACTTCCAAGACACACCAGTAGTTCGTGGTATAATACAGTATCTCCAAGACATGAAAGATGGTAAACCCAATCCAAGTCGCACGGTCTATCATGAGCAGTTTCTCAACACGCTCACAAACCTTTGTTGGTGGTGGGACTAGACAGTGCTCCAAGTGTCACCAAGACAAACCGCTTGACAAGGACCACTACCAAGTGGTAAAATACTTTCATACAGGATTCTCCTACTACTGCAATGAGTGTAACAAACCAAAGCCGCGTGAAGACCATTCTTGATCGTTTTCCCTATCGATATGTGCAAGTAGGCACTTTAGAAATTAATGGCAAACCTGATTGCCGTATTCAAAAAGTAGATTCATACACTGGTCGCTACCGTGACATGTATCTCTGCGATAACGAGATGCAGTTTATGACAGCGATTGAAGACTTTGAGTATACTAAGTGGCTTGACCCAGACACTGTTCCATGCTACGTTAAAGAGGATGACTACGATGAAGATGAGTGATTCAGTTAAGTATCAAGTAGAAAAAGCAGAGAGTGCTCTTCGCACAGCACTTAAACTTCTTTCTGATAGTGAGAATGTTTATGTAATCTCTGCTATCTCTAAGGCACTTGTAGATCTCGATGCAGTTTTGTTTGTAGAGCGGATAGAGAAAGCAGCAAAAGAAGGTAATACTTCAGCACAAGGTCTCATTTCTATTAACAAAACAGAAAGAGAAGATGGTAAAGTGCAGTATGATTTTAAATATACTGATAATAAATTAATAGACCTTTCATGATAGAAGATTTCCTGTCATTCTTGCTTGGTAGATATCATAATAGAAATCAAGCATTTGTAAATCCATCCAAGTTTGCATATATTCATTGTTATTGGGAAAAAATTGGAGCAGAAGAATTACATTCAAAGCACTGGTATAATTATGCTGGCGAAGATGCTCCTTATCGTGAAAAGTTTCACCGTATTGAAACTCTAGGTGACAATATTATTGTGAGAAATTTTGATATTAATTGGAATAAACATCCAAGCGATATTATTTTTGAAAAACATGAATTTACTTGGGAAGGAAAAAATTTAGGAGAGTGTATAATTTATGATGCAATCCTAGAATCTAGAATGACCTTGACAGGAAAAGAAGTTATATGCTATGATGCTGGAATAAAAGATAACAAAGTTGTGTGGGGTGGAAGAGACCTATATATCTTTGAAAAACAAGTCACGGATGGACTTTAACAGCACTGGTGGAGTCAAGTTTACCCTGTAATTATTATGGAATTTCATACAAATCCAATGCAGATGCGTATCGTGGAACCTCTCTCAAACGGAGATTCTATTACTACATACTTTGAGTTGTTAGAATTAAATGAAAAATATTATTACATATATGATGAAGTAAATGTAGGACCGTATGATACTCCAGAAGAAGCTATCAATGCTGCTACTGAAGATTTAGTGAAAAATGCTGAGATATAAATGATATTAGTATTAGATAATGTTTGGAATAATTTTTTAGGACAAGAATAATACCTGTCTCGGAATGACATTAAACTTGCCCTGGTCGGGAAACCCCCTCGATGAGTTTCCAATTTCTCTTTAAAGAATTGGTGGTGCGGATGGGATAACTCCCGCCCAGTTTCTTGCCTCTGGTCAAAGGGCAAGTGGCGAGCCTGCTCACACGGGGGGTTGACCTCCCCCACCTCGTCGGTATGGCGGAATTGGTAGACGCGCTGGGTTTAGGTTCCAGTGAAGTAATTCGTGGAGGTTCAAGTCCTCTTACCGACATTGGTAGTCGTTAGGCAGATAGCCTAGAAAGACGCCAACTATCTGGCCAGGTAGTATAAGTTAGCCTAGTCCGAGATTGGCACGGTCCTATGATATGCTCAAACAGATTGCCTTTCGCAATCAAGCCTCTATCATCCCTCCCTGTTTAGGCAGGGAAACGCTCAAAACTACATAGTATCGTAGCAGATATATAGTGTAGTGGAGAGCACCTGCGGAGTTAGTTCAGTGGTAGAACGCTATCCTTCCAAGTTAGATGTCGTCGGTTCGAATCCGATACTCCGCTCTTATCCTTGAGGATAAATAACATGTCACTTATTTCACAAGCAGACAGACAATTGGCACTTGAAGCTATTGATTTCTATCTTTTTAATAAACATCATGATTTCACTGAAGACAAAAGAATGCAACTCAACGCACTCGCCAATTGGTTACGACTGGAACATTTCAAACATGAAAATTAATCTGTGGTATTGCACTCACATGAATCAATGGCGTTGGTCTCTCACAGATGACCATCGACCAATTGTTAGACAAGAGAGTGGTCAACAACCACATCTACGCGATGCCATGAATGACATTGCAAACACAGTAGAATACATGATGGATTGTAAGCAATCCTGATTTCATTCCCCTATAGCTCAACGGCAGAGCAGAGAGCTGTTAACTCTAAGGTTCCTCGTTCGAATCGAGGTGGGGGAGTTTGGGTAGGTGTCCGAGTGGTTAATGGAGGCGGACTGTAAATCCGCTGGCTCTGCCTACGGGGGTTCAAATCCCTCCCTGCCCACCTTGGGAGATTAGCTCAGTTGGTTAGAGCGCACGACTGATAATCGTGAGGTGCCTGGTTCGAGTCCAGGATTTCCCATTTTGTATAATATACTACAATAGTAGATAAATATATACAATACGTTCATCCCTTTGGGACGGAAGTAAGACAACTCGGAACGGGTCGTTCATCTATGGAGACACTCATTCTTACATGTTTGCAAGCACAACTAATTGCTGGAAGAGTTTATAAACAGGAACTCCCAAAGCAAGCAAAGAATGATTTAATTTGGGAGATTAAACAAATATCTCCCAAAGAGTGTAAAATAGACGCAAAGGTTGACTGAAGGAACGCTCTTTAACCTAAACAACTAAGGAGATACCTAATGACAACAGCAACATATCGTGGCGTTAAATATAACGTAGAAGAGCGTAAGCTCAATGTTCTTCAGATGATTAAAGAACAGATTGAAAAAGAACAGCGTCGTAAAGCAGCACAGATTGCAACGATTAGATAAAACGAAAGGGGGCATATGCCCCCTTTTTTATTTCCTCAGTGTGTGTAGATATTGAATCATTGCTTCCCTGATATACATTAACTCATGGTAGCATTTCTGATTGTGAGCACACTGTCTCAGTTCGTTGTCTGGTTTGTGTACGCTTTCAATGAATAAGTCTAATCCTCTATTCCATTTGTCGTTGTCTTCAGTCACGTTGCCTCCAGTCGTCTGGTTTGTCTCTTCCTTCTGTCCACCAATCAACCATATCATCTACGCTATCAAAACCACGCTTGCCGAAACGTTCGTGTCCAAGACCACCGATGTCAAGTTGATTTAAAAAATCATCCATATCTCCTTCTTGCATGTCTGGGTTCTCTGCTTTACGTCTTGCTTGACGTAGTATTGTTGCAGCAGAACGATTTGCTTTGGCCAGTTTCTCTGCCCAAATCATATCTTCTAAACCTACCGATTCATGCTTGGCAATCTTGCTGCAGATACCTTCCAAGCGTAGGCGATATTGTGTAGAGAGCATGTGCAATCTCCATATAGGGTTATTTAGCATTAATCATTGCTTCTAAATCGTTTACTCTACTGAATTCTTGGTATGCTTTTTCTGAACGTTCAGATAGAATGTCTAAAATATCTTCAACGATTACTTCATTGTCAACGTATTCGTCTAGGTATTTGTCTAATGCTTCTTTTAGATAGCGTTTGCGGTGCCACTCAGCTGAGTATGGTTTGTAGTGCGTCATAACAAAACAGATATATGTGGCTGATTATAGGGTATATATGTCAACTTGTCAAGTCAGTAGGATATGCATTGTGCAATCCCCAATAGATGAATAGACCTATGGAAGTGAACAACAGTAAAGACTTAATGATGAGGTGGTTCATCTTTTGTTTCCTCGTATGCTAAGCGTAGTATGTAGTAGATACAATATAGTGTAAACAATAACCCAGATGATAGTAATATGATTACTCCCCATGGAAGTTGGTCCATTACATGCTCCCGTTTCTAAATCCTATTATGTATCCGATGATGAGTCCGCACATAAATGCAACGAACATGTAGAGCATATCGGATACAAAACTAATAAACTGTAACCATTCAGTAGTGGTCATCGTCCTCATAAGTAGATGGTTCTTCAAATAACTCGTCCATCTTTTGTTGGAAAACTATTTCTTGTAATTCTTGTAAGTCTTCTTCTGTGAGAGTTATCATTTGTCCTTTAATAATTCTTCTATTCTTTTACGCATATTTGTGCTATCTTGTTTGAGATAATCTCTCAAAGAATAACCACGCTGCCCTCGCATGATACATGTCCCTTGATAGAACATGGTGGCAGCAAATACCAACAGGAAAACTATTCCTATTATTTCAGGGTAATGTTGAGCCATGGCAGTAAAGGTGGTATTACTCCAATAAGTCGAAGAAGACCTTCAGCAAAAAGTGAAAGAACAACCCAACCAACACACATTGAAATAATCGAAGCATTACGATTGTGTCTTCGTATTGCATCGTCAATCATCTCCTGAACTTCTTCTTTGGTTACTTGTGTCATGGATTTTAGCGATTCCGATAATGGGAAACATAACAAGGGCAAAGCAAAGGATGCCCAAACTAACAGGATTATTTAAGATTTCAACTACCAGATGAGTCATTTTTCTTTACATGGATGTAACATTCAAGTGGCTTCTGAGTTTCTGAATCAAAGTTTTGGTCTAAGTAGACACAAAGTTTCTCGATGATTTTCATATATTCATCATGCATCCATTCACTACCAGTTTCATGGTATGCATAATGCTTACATGCTGTGATGATGCGATTGACATCTCTGCTTGATAGGTTATACATGTGATTACTCTCTATACATTATTATGTCGCCATGTTTTCTGTGAAAATCGAGGTGTTTTTTACCCCAAGGTATGACTCTCCATTCCGTTTTTCCATTCCAAAGTAACAAACAAATATGAATGTATCTCATACTGACGTAGTATAACGAGCTATTTAGATGCGTCAATATACCTATTAGAATTTCCTGACAAAGGGGGCTTGACAACGGCGTTGAGATGCTATATACTATGTAAAGATTTACAACAAAATGTAACATGACTGTAACGACTAATGATCGTGGACAACAAAACATGTGGGCAAAGGAGCCCACTATGGTCTATCAAGAATATAATCGCAAGGGTCTTTTGACTCCCATGCAAACTACGGAGATGTATAATGGACGCTGGGCTATGGTCGGCATTATTGCTGGGGCTATTTCTTATATTGGCACTGGCAAACTCTTCTTCGGCATCTTCTGACAATTGATTGACAATGGCTGAGATTACATTTACAATTACTGGAGTCAGTTTGCTTGTGCTGCTGGCATATTCCGTAGAAAAACTTTGTGAGACTTACTAATGACTTATAGCGTTACTCTTCGTGCCCCCAATGGCACTGAGCAAACTATTCAATGTGCTGAAGACCAATACATCCTTGATGCTGCTGAAGAGGCAGGTATTGACCTTCCTTCCAGTTGCCGTGCTGGTGCTTGCTCTGCTTGCGCTGCTGTTATCATTGAAGGTATGATTGATAATTCTGAACAATCTTTCCTAGATGACGATCAATTGGGAGAAAACTGGATTCTAACATGCACTGCATACCCCAAGTCAGATTGTGTTATTCTGACTGAACAAGAAGAAAATCTTTAATTTAGGATAACAATTATGAAATTCGGATTCACCCCTGAGGCAGAGATCCTCAACGCTCGTCTAGCAATGCTTGGTTTCGTTGCTGGCGTCGGTTCCTATCTGATTACTGGGCAGATTATTCCTGGTATTCTTTGATAAAAGAAAGGGGTCTTGCGACCCCTTTTTACTATTAAAATTAAGGCACTGCCAATACAGTAATGGTATTTGTCATATTTAAATCATACTGAGAAATATAGTAGTATGTTCCAGGTGATACTCCAGTGGTATCCCATGACACAATATCACCAGATAATATTCCTCCATTGTTTGTTACTGTTCCAGAAGTTATTCCTGCTGTGGTGCCAATTATTTGATTTGTTTTTAACCAAAAAGGGTGACTGGTAATACCTGCTCCCAAAATAAAATTAATTTTATCTCCAACGTAAATTGTTATTGGTGGGTCTGGAGCATTTACTAGACCATTTCTATCTGCTCCTGATATAGTATAATCTAATGACCCACTAGCACTAATATCGAATGTATAAATTTGAGCAGTAAAACCAAATGGTTGCTCATGTAAAGTATTTCTTCTCGGAAAAACTTGACCTGATGTTTTTCTTTGTCCTTTTAATGGATCTATTAAACCTTGTGTTGCTCTTGGATTTTTACAAACAACATAAGAATTAATACTTCCAGATGATGAAGTATTATCTGCAAATCCTCCACCATACACATCAAATGTCATGTCATTAGTTTGAGAATTATTTTTTAAATAATTAAAAAGATCTTCTTGAGTAAATCTTTGTTTGCCACTTGCTAGACATGCTGCTATTCCACATACTTGAGGGGATGCCATACTAGTTCCGCTTATAGAAGCATAATAATTGGAGCCTCCATATTTTGTATCTGCGGTTCCAGTATTATTATAGGACGAAACAATCGCTACACCAGGAGCAAATACATCAATTGCTGGACCATAATTGCTAAAAGTTGCTCTTGTGAAATTAGAACTTCTATCCAAAGCACCAACTGTTACAGTGCCACTGTCCGCACTATTGGGCCAACTACCTCGCATATAATTGATACTACCTACTCCAGCAACAGTAATGTAATTATTCCAGTCTGGATCTGATGGACCGTTTGCCATATATAAATTTACATTTCCAGCAGCACCGACAATTATAATACCTTCTTTTATGGCATCTTGCACATCAGCTACAACTGAAGAACTATATCCTGGATAGTATTCTGAACTTCCAAATCGCACACCAAAATCAGTTGTCACACCTGTTTGACTCCATCCCGAGGGACCAGGATTTGTATTTTTATAAGTAGTACCTCTATAAACTAGTGACGATAGATTTGCAAAAGTTAAATTGTTGCTGCCAGAAACAATGCCGCCATAACTATGGTTAGTTACTGTAGGGTTCTTTTTACCTGTTACTGGATTAATACCTTTGTATCTATGAAATGCTCTTAGATAATCAAATATTAATAGTCCTCCAACAGTTTGCCCAGAAGACCAAGCGGCAGTAACTGCTAAGTTGTAGATATTTGCTTCTCTTGCCCACCCATAATATTTACCAGCTACAGTGCCAGTTACGTGATTAGCATGATAGTATGGATTGGATGCGTTTGAATAATATGTTATACTACCAGATGGTTTTCCTTGTCCATCATCATCTATACTACTAACATAAGCATTTAGATTATTAAACCATTGATATTGTACAAATCTAGTTAATCCAGTGGAAGGACTATTCCATTCAGCACAATCATATGATACTGGATCATCACAAATAATAACGTCTACGTGTTTGCCATCATTAAAAATACTTACGTTGTCTGTTACAGTAAAAACTCCTTTATCATTACCCCAACTATCTTTTCTTCTCTGTGTAGAAGTTCCAGCACTATGAAGATGTCCCCATTGCAAATAATTATCTGTTGATGGGGTGGTAGTCGATGTTGATTTTGTAAAAGTACCGTTTTTAGTGTAGGATGTGGGGTTGTAACCGTATGTAGCAGCAACAATATTATCTGCTTTTTCTATATCCCATACCCTATCATCATTTCTTAATTCTTCTACTTGCTCTGGAGTCATCCAGTATAAAGTATTTCTACTCAAAGGTCTTTTTAGATTCAGGCGTATGCCTTTTTCTTCCATATCCAAATAGAATTGTTCTAAATCATCGAAATTATATAGTGTGACGACATAGATTTCTTCCATATCAACCCTCTAGTTTTAGATAAGTAATTGTTACTGTAATAGCAGCTGAGCTAGTATTTGTATTAACTATTTTTGCATATACATTAGTGGATGGAGTCGTATCATTATTCCATCCTATAGTTCCTGGGCTAATAATTTGAGTTAATGCACTGGATGTGGTTATTACTTCTGCAATGATACCGTTTCCTGGTAAAGGATCTGCATTTATTACTCTAGCAGAATCATTAGTTCTACTTGTTGAATCAGTGTATAAAATAACCCAGGCAGGAGATGAAGTTTGGATTTTGAATAACGAATATGCTTTTGCTGCTACTAGGGTAGCATTTGCACTTCCGCCTTCTGATCCCAAGACTGATGCAGCTGCCAGTGAAGATGTTGTAACTTGTGCTGTTTGTCTTGATGGTAACGATGTTAAATAACCAGCACTTGCGTGGTTGCCCCATCCATATGCTGTGTCCCAATTAGTTTTTTGTGCATTTGTAATTGAGTATGCGGATGAAGAAACAAATATTGGATCTGTTTCTGCTGTTAGATAATTTGGGGTCCAATTAATCCATTGTGAAGTAGAGGAGTTGTATCTTAATAATTGATTGTTGGATGGATTGCTAACAGCAACGTCACCCAATACATCAATTGAATCATTTACGTTTACCAGACCACCCCATCCAGTTGTGTTTGCTACATATACTCTATTGACATCTTGGGCATATGCTAAAGCACCTCTATAGACTGTGTAATCTGGGAAAGTAGCTGCTGTAGCAAAATAAAATGGAATACAACTACCTGCTTGCGGAGCAAAAATTGCTCCTTCATCTGAAATAGTTACCGATGAATTTTTAAGTATACCTCCAATAACTCCACTCCATCTTGTAATAGAATTATCAAGCGTTGTTTCTGGTCCAGAAACCCCAGAGGTATCTACTCCATTGACCCAATCAACACCATTATATTTTAAGGTTTGACCTGCTTGTGGATTTAAAATAGATACATCAGTTAGTCCATCAAGATTTACAATTGGTGCGGATGGAGTAAAGTTAATCCAGTTAGTCCCATCCCATTTTAATTGTTGATTTAATTGAGCATTTGTTATTGCTACATCACTTGCGTTGTCAATTGAACCAACTGATGACAAGAAATTAGGTGACCAGTTTACCCATTCTGTGCCATTGTATCTTAGAAGTTGATTGGTTGTTGGAGTTGTGATAGCTACATCAGATAATGCATTTAGATTGCCACCTTCGCTTAAGTCATCTAAGTTAGTCCAGTTAGTGCCGTTCCACTTTAAAACATTTCCTGTAACTAAAGTATTAGTATTGATGTTGACATTTTTTAGTGCATTTAAATCTGCGTTTGCTTTAAGGGTGGTGGTTGTAAAATACCCAGCGTCGGCGTGATTGCCCCAGTTATATGCATCTTCCCATTGAGATATAAGTGCGGCAGAAACTCCAAATGCGGGGTGATTTGAGAAAATAGGATCTGTTTCTGTGTAAGAAGATAGATAATTTGGCGACCAGTTTTCCCATTGTGAAGTGGAAGCATTATATTTTAATAATTGATTGTTTGCTGCAGCAGTTATTGTAACGTCAGTTGCATTATTGATTGAACCTATTGTTGTTAAATAACCAGCTAAGGCATGATTACCCCAACTAAATGCAGTATTCCAATTTGCAGAGTTGTCTGTGATTACACTATACACACCTGCATTATTGCCTCTTCTCATCAACCCAGTTGATGTGAAATCAGAATCAACTAAAACGTCAGCGTGACTTGTTTCGCTGGTTAGATAATTGGGAGTCCAGTTATACCATTGCTGGGTTGCTCCATCATATTTTAGTAATTGATTATTTACTTTGTTGGTTAAAGTGACATCTGTTAAATCATTTAAATTCAAACCACCAGTTTCGTCATCAGCATTAGTCCAAAGAGTGCCATTATATTTTAATACTTGACCTACTAAAGGTAGAGATAATGAAACGTCATCTAATTGATTTAAAGTAGATGCCCCACCGCCACCACTTCCACCACCAGAAACAGTTCTCCACTCTACTGATGTGCCATTACTAGTTAATACTTGACCATTCAATCCAGAAGAACCATTAACAAATATACCATTACCTGTTAAATTTAAGTTATCATTTGCTTTTAATTCTTGTATTTCTTGGGTGTCTGGATTGACAATCAAAGGGAAGCGGTTTGCCATTACACGAACGCAAAAAGGTTTCTATTTATGTTATTTATAAATGGTGCTCCTAGGGGCTTGACAGGTGCGGGAAACCGTGCTACTATAAATAAATGTTAAGGAAACGAAACATTCCTTAACAATACATACCTCAACTACTCGGAGTATTTTCAATGACTGCAACTATCGCACAACGTCGCGGTGTTGGCAGTGGATGGGAAAGCTTCTGCGAGTGGGTTACCTCTACCAACAATCGTCTTTATGTTGGGTGGTTCGGAACTCTCATGATTCCTACCCTGCTTGCAGCAACCATCTGCTTCATCATCGCTTTCATCGCCGCACCCCCCGTGGATATTGACGGCATCCGTGAACCTGTTGCTGGTTCGCTAATGTATGGAAACAACATCATCTCTGGTGCTGTCGTTCCTTCTAGCAACGCAATCGGTCTTCACTTCTATCCTATCTGGGAAGCCAACTCACTTGACGAATGGCTATATAATGGTGGACCATTCCAACTGGTCGTCTTCCATTTTCTGATTGGAATCTATGCTTACATGGGCCGCGAATGGGAACTTTCTTACCGACTTGGTATGCGTCCTTGGATTTGTGTTGCCTACAGCGCACCCGTTGCTGCTGCTTCTGCAGTTTTCCTCGTCTATCCCTTTGGACAAGGTTCCTTCTCTGATGCTATGCCGCTCG